GGTATCTGAATGGAATGATAGTACATTTAAACCACTTGGTTCTGATAGTGAAACATTAGATGGACTTAACGTTCATGGAGCAATGATGGATGAAATACATGCTTGGAAAGATAAGAATCTATACGATGTTATTGTAGATGGTACATCCTCAAGGGAACAACCAATGATTTTTATGATTACAACGGCAGGAACCATTCGTGAGTCAGTTTATGATATGAAATATGAAGAAGCTGAAATGCTTTTAAATGGATTTGATGATCCTGACGGCTACAAAGATGATCGTTTCTTGCCGATTATATACGAATTGGATAAACGAGAAGAGTGGACTGACCCATCAAAGTGGAAGAAAGCTAATCCTGGGCTTGGAACGATAAAAAAGATAGATCAACTTGAGACGAAAGTAAATAAAGCTAAAGCTAATTCTTTATTAGTTAAAAATTTACTAACAAAAGATTTTAATATTAGAGAAACATCAACAGAAGCATGGTTAACCTTTGAACAATTAAATAATGTCGCTAAATTTGATATTAGTGGATTAAAACCTTCCTACGGTATCGGTGGTTCTGATTTATCTTCAACTACCGATTTAACAGCAGCGAAGGTTATTTTTATGCTTCCGGATGATCCTCAAATTTATGTTATGCAAATGTACTGGCTCCCAGAAGATTTACTAGAACAAAGGAGCAAAGAAGATAAGATACCTTATGATTTATGGTTTGAACAAGGATTGTTAAGGACAACACCTGGTAATTCAGTTCATTATAAATATGTGACGCAATGGTTCTTAGAAATTAGAGATGATTACGGTATTTATCTTCCTTGGATTGGCTACGATAGATGGTCTGCGAAGTATTGGGTTGAAGAAATGGAAGGTTATTTTGGTAAAGAGGCAATGGTTCCTGTTGCACAAGGTAAGCAAACACTTTCAAGTCCAATGAAATTATTAGGAGCAGATTTAGAGTCTAAATTAGTAAATTACAACAATAATAGCATTGATAAATGGTGTTTATCGAATACAGCAATTGATATTGATAAAAATTTAAACATACAACCGAATAAAACAAAGAATCAGCGCCGCCGTATTGATGGAACAGCAGCACTTTTAAACGCTTATGTAATCCTTCAAGAAAAGAGAAATGATTATCTCAACATGATTTAAGAAGGAGGTGAGAAATTGGGATTATTCGATAAGATATTTGGAAAGAAACAAGCTCCTACTACAACCCGTTTTGAAATGATAAACGATAATGGTGGTGGCTTTTTTGCATGGAGTGGCGACATTTATCAAAGTGATATTATCCGATCGTGCATCCGACCTAAGGCAAAGGCGGTTGGTAAACTTATAGCGAAACATATTCGAGATAACTCTACTGAATTTAAAGTGAATCCGGAGCCATATATGAAGTTTTTGTTGGAAGAGCCAAACCCATTAATGACAGGGCAAATGTTCCAAGAAAAGATGGCTGTTCAATTAGAACTAAATCATAATGCTTTTGCTTATATTAAGCGTGATGATTTTGGTTACGCTACTGAGATTTATCCTATTCCGTGTACAACTGTTGAAGTCGTAGAAGGAGTTAAAGGGGATATCTTTTTAAAATTCTATTTTAAAAGCGGAAAGCAAATGACTATACCATATACAGATGTAATTCATTTACGAAAAGACTTTAATGATAATGATTTCTTTGGTGAACATCCAGGTAACGCATTAGCACAATTAATGGAGATTGTTACAACTACAGATCAAGGTATCGTTAAAGCCATTAAGAATAGTGCTGTAGTGAAGTGGATTCTTAAATTCAAATCTGTATTAAAGCAAGAAGATATTGATAATCAGGTAAAAAACTTCGTTAATAACTATTTAAATATCGCAAACGATGGCGGCGCAGCTTCTTCTGATCCACGTTATGACTTAGAACAGGTGAAACCCGAAGCATTTGTTCCTGATTCAAAACAAATGCAAGAAACTGTTCAACGTATCTATAATTTCTTTAATACAAACGAAAATATAATTCAAAGTAAATATAACGAAGATGAGTGGAATGCTTACTACGAGTCAGAGATAGAGGTATTTGCGATGCAGCTTGCTGGAGAATACACCAGGAAGCTTTTTTCACGTCGAGAAAGAGGGTTCGGCAACAAAATCATCTTTGAGTCTTCTGCTCTTCAATACGCTTCAATGAAAACAAAGATGGACCTTGTTCAAATGGTTGATAGAGGTTCGTTAACACCGAATGAATGGAGAGCGATTCTTTCACTTGGTCCAATTGAAGGTGGAGACAAACCTATTAGAAGGTTAGATACAGCATTAGTTAAGGAAGGAAATGTTACTGATGAAGGAGGTGATAATAATGAACCAAACGGAAAAGAGGGAGCTACTGAGTAGTACTCTTGAAATTAGAGAAATTGAAGGTGGTCTACGAACAATTACCGGTTATGCAGTTAAGTGGGGAATGAAGTCTGTGACAATGGGTTATTGGAGACGATTTAAAGAACAATTTAAACGTGGTGCTTTTACAGATTCTTTAACGCAAGATGACCAATTAGCATTATGGAGCCACGATTATTCTCAAGTTCTAGGTAGAACTAAGAATGGGACTCTTAGGTTATTTGAAGATGAAATAGGACTTCGATTTGAATTAGACTTGGCAGATACAACACTTGGTGATGACACATATAAAACAATTAAACGCGGTGATGTTGACGGCGTTTCTTTCGGTTTTCAAATGACGAAAGAAGAATGGGACGAATCTGACCCAGATAATGTTGTGCGTAGTGTTACAAAGGCGAAATTAGTTGAAATTAGCCCTGTTGCATTCCCGGCTTATCCAGATTCTCAAGTTTCAGCCAGAAGTCATGATCCATATAAACAATTCGTGGATGAACGTAATCAAAAAGACTTACGAAAAAAACTAATTTTAAAAACTTACTTATAAGGGAGAGATTTATTTGAAAACATTACAAGAAATTTTAGCTAGAAAAGCAGAAATCCGTACTTTACTACAAGGTGGCCAAGAGGTGGATTTAGCAGCATTTGAAACTGAATTACGTGAACTTGACGAAGCACAAAAACAAATCGAAACTCGTCAACGTTTACTGAAAGAAGCCGAGGTAATTAATAACAACGCTGAACCAGAAACACGTACAGTAGTTGAAACATTTAACAATGAGCCGCAGCAACAAGATGTTGAGTTAGAAGCATCCGAAAAACGTGGACAAGCATTGATGGAAAATCGTGCTGTTACTGTAGGAAGCGGAAATGTAGTGCTTCCAAAACATACTGCTTCAGATATCCGACCTACTTTTAATGAAGTTTCTACTCTGATTGATCGTGTATCTACAAAAACATTAAAAGGCGGCGAAAGCTACCAACAGCCATATCTCGAAAGCTATGGTGAAGGTGATTATACAACTGAAGGTAGTGATTACGCTAACGCTGAGACAAAGTTTGGATATGCAGACATCACAAAGGCAAAGGTTACAGCTTATTCAGAAGACACAGAAGAGCTTCAAAAGTTACCAGCAGCTGATTACGATGGTGAAGTAATGAATGGTATCACTGTAGCCACTCGTAAAAAGTTAACTCGTGAAATTTTAATTGGTACAGGTGCAACGAATCGACTTGTTGGTATTTTTTCAACAGCAGCTAAAGCAATTGATGCAGCAACAGATTTAGAAATCTCAAAAATTGACGCTTCCACTTTAGATGACATTATCTATAGCTATGGTGGAGATGAAGATGTTGAAGATGCAGCTGTTTTAATTCTGAATAAAAAGGATTTAAAATCATTCGCTAAACTTCGTACTTCTGATGGTAAAAAAGTGTACAACGTTGTTTCTCATGGCAATTCAGGAACAATTGATGGTGTACCGTTTATTATCAATAGTGCTTGTAAAGCGGTATCTGATGCAGCAACGACAGCTGGTCAATTCAATATGGCTTATGGTCCATTATCAAACTACCAACTTACTATTTTCTCTGACATGGATGTACAACGTTCAACTGACTTCAAATTTAAGCAAGGTATGATTGCTCATAGAGGTTCAGTATTTGCTGGTGGTAACGTGATTTCTAAAAATGGATTCTTACGAGTTAAGAAAGCGGCTACTGTTTAATAGCCGCTTTTCCATTTGAAATAAGGAGGTAATTTTTTATGTCTGAAAAGAAAATGCAAGAATTCAAGGTAATTACAGCTTTCCGTGATAAGTTCTCCTATGTACATTATAGTGTTGGAGAATCATATAAAACAGATGATCAAGAAAGGACAGAATTTCTACAAAAAGAAGGTTTCCTAGAAACTGAACCGATTGGTGATTATAAACCTGTTGTTCTTGAAGCTGTCCATGTTGGTGGAGGGTATTTTGAACTTCCTAACGGGGAAACAGTTAGAGGAAAAGAAGCAGCACTTAAAGCGTTAGAAAAACTCGAACCAGTTGGTGAATAAACATGATGCTTGAAGTGGTAAAAAAAGCATTACGTGTCTCACATAATGCCCTGGATGATGAAATTGATGATTTGATTGAAGCGGCCCGAACTGATTTAAGAATATCTGGTGTTTCTGGTTTTAAATCAAATGATGATACAGATCCGTTAATTAAACGAGCAATAATCATGTATGCAAAAGCTAATTTTATTGCTGACGTTAAGGAAGCAGAGCGATTTCAATTATCGTATAACATGCTTAAGAATCATCTTACTTTAGCAGGTGATTATAAATGAACGATATTCTACACTTCCCAATAGTTACTATCATTGAAGATGATTTAGGACAAAAAGAGGAAGTAAGAACGTTTAATAGACAAGTATTTTGTAAAAAGAAATCTGTCCCACAATCAGAATTCTTTCAAGCTGGTCAAAGTGACATTAAAGCGAGTTGCGTTTTAATCGTTCATGTTCTGGATTATCAAGAAGAGCGTGAAGTTAAGTACCGTGAAAAAGAATATAACATATACCGCACATACGAACGGGATGATGAAAAGATTGAATTGTACTGTGAGGTGGTAGCTGGTGGCTAATATCGATAGTCTAGCAAATGATATTGCTAGAGAACTACAAAGGTATGGAAAAGAAGTAGAAGAAAAATTAGAAGTTGAAAAAGAGGAAGTTGCAAATAATCTAGTAAGTGACTTGAAAGAAAATAGCCCTAAAAATACTGGTAAGTATGCGAAGGGATGGCGTAAGAAGAAGGAAGGTAATGGTTTTATTGTCCACAATGCATTGAAACCGCAACTTACACACTTGTTAGAAAAAGGACACGCAAAAGCCAACGGCGGTCGTGTATCAGCTCAAGTTCATATTGCTCCAGCTGAAGAAAAAGCAATAAATGAATTTGTAGAGCGAGTTGAAAGGGCGATTCAACAATGAATTTAATTGAATTAAAGAAGATTCTTGATGCTACAGGTTATCCTGTGGCTTATTCGCATTTCACAGCTACAATAGGTAATCCCGTACCTAAACCGCCTTTTATTTGTTATCTTGTGACAGGTTCACCAAACATGATTGCTGATAACAAGGTACATTTCAAAATA